AATCTACTGAACCAGTATAGCTTTGAGTAAATACATTATAAGCACCATTAGTAGTATCTCTACCATCTGTGTAAGGTAACTTACCTGCTGTTACATTTAAGTTTGTATCGTCTGTTGGTAAGTCGAAGTATGTGTCATCATTTGAGTTAGTTGTATCAAATTCTACGATTGCTATGTATTGTCCACCTGATGCGTTCCAATCCGAATTTACATAATTATCAGTAAAACCATTTGTATTAAAATCTAGATTCCATCCTTGCACCTCTGCTAAGGACTCATTAAGTAAAATTCCTGAGTTTCCACCTCTTTCACTGTCTATGGCACGCCAATCACTAACAGCATCAGTTCTCTTAGCAATAATTCTTCTAGGTTTCTTAGCTACACCATTAACATCTTTAGTTTCTACAAAGTTACCACTTGCTCCAGTACCTTGATACTGTGTGATTATCTTAGTTTCTGAATTAGCAAAACCATATGAGATGAATGTATTGTTTGATGAATGAGATTCTCCAGATGTAGATAAAAGTTCTGTATAGTCATCATAAAAATTTGTTTCATTATTCCAAGTTCCAATACCTTCTGTTCTGTTTAAAGCTAAAGCATCAGTATTATTGTATGCACTATACCAATGAGTGCTAACGTCTAATCCTTTAATATCAACATAATCCAACTTAATACCTAAAGCATTTGGTATCTGATGACCAGCTACCCCACTACCTTGATACATAGTCATTACTTCCCTAGTTACTGGATTATAAGCAGTTAAGTATCTTTTACCTTGAGATGTTAATCCCCATTTGATATGAGTGTATAGTGTTTGGTATGCTATAAATGTAAATGTATTTTCATTACCATTAGTATTTCCAGATATGGTGAATCCATCAGAATTAAATGAAGTAAATACAGCAGATATATCTCCTTCAGCATTAGTTAAGTTTGTTGATATACTATTTCCTCTTCCTCGAAGTCCATCAACAACAAGATGAGAATGTGTGTACCCTGCTCTACATTTAATATGTACCTTACTCGTATTAACTACACAACTACCACTTTCAATAATAGTACCTGCATCATTCTTAACAATACAATCTCCTGCTGCTCTATCGTGATAATAACCTGAACCATTTGAAGCTACTGTAAAGTCTACTGAAGCTATACCAGTAGTAATACTTTGAGTAGAACCATTACCAGTATAAGTTATGTTTGCATTACTTTTAGTTACTGCTGAACTTGCTAATGCTAAGTTACCTGATAGTAATACATTTGAAGCTACTTTACTTAGTGAACTTTCTTGTATGTCAGTTATGTCCGTAGTATGTGTGTTTACTTTTGCAATTACACTATCTACAATATTTGTTATATTTGCCATTAGTTTAGTACCTCCGTTATTAAGTTTCCTAAGTAAGCATCAACTGCTCCTAAGTCTGGTGTTATACCTATCCAAGCTACTCCGTCATATACTTTCATAGTATCATTAGTTTCATCAAACCATAAGTCACCTTCATCTGGAGAAGTGGGTTCTAAAGTACTTGATGTATATTGTCCTTGGAAGGTAGCTAAGTCAGTAGATGCACTTAAAGCACTTGCTGCTGCTTCACTAGCTTTAATTGTAGCAATAGTAGCATTATCATCTGCTTGTAAGATTTCAGTTAAGTTTGCATAGATAGCATCAAGATTGTTAATACTTGCATACAATCCGTCTAATGCAGTTTTGTCATTATATAAAGATGTTAGCTTGGCTCTATCTGCATAAATGCTGTCTAGCTTTGTTTTATCATTAAATAATGAGTCTAGCTTTGATTTATCTGCAAAGATGCTATCTAGTTTAGCTTTGTCAGTATATAAGCTATCTAAAGTATCTTTATCAGTAAACAAAGAGTCTAATGTATCTTTATCTGCAAAAAGACTATCTAAAGTAGCTTTATCTGCGTACAAGCTATCAAGAGTAACTTTATCATTGTAAATACTATCTAGTTTAATTTTATCATTGTATAGAGAGTCAAGAGTTGCTTTATCTGCATATAGTGAGTCTAGTGTTGCTTTATCAGCTACTAAGCTATCTAGTGTAGCTTTGTCTGCAAATAAAGAGTCAAGTTTTGCTTTGTCAGCAAATAGACTATCTAATTTAGATTTGTCTGCAAAAATACTATCTAATTTACTTTTATAAGCATACAAAGAATCTAAAGTTACTTTATCATTGAATAAAGATGTTAATTGATTATTGATTGAATATAAAGTAGTTACTGCATTTATATTATTTGCTATTGATAAAAGTTGAGTAGTATTTGCTGCTAAAGTAGAAAGGTTAGTTGGTGCATCATCCAATCCTTCTCCATCTGTTGATACTGTAATTTTAACTACATATCCATCAGCAGGAGCTGTGTCTATTAAAACTGTATTGCTTCCTAACAAATCCCAGTTTGATGATGGTATTGGATGATCAATATCATCATAATAATAATGCACTCGAACGTGGCTCTCGGATAAAATACTGGTTGCGACCTGATAATTTCTTTGAGAACCATCTGCATCAAATGCTTCGGTAAGTAAAGCCATATAAATTCCTTTTTATATATTTTTAGATTTAGGAGTAATATTACCCTCTAAATTTATAGTGTCTATTTGAAAACCAGTAGCATAACTACTAGTAAAACCAATTTTTATTTTATCAGAATTTCCACCTATAAACAATCTTCTTTGTAAAAACCTTTTGTCTATAGTTTTAGTTGTTTGTCTTTCTAAATTTTCTATTGTTAAATCTACATCTCCTTCTGTGTTAGCTACAATATTCTTAATATAAAATGGTGTTCTAATGTTTTGTGTATTTTGATCTGTCTGAACATTAAATCTAGATAGAACCACATTTGATGTGTAGCTAGATCTAGTAGTTGCACTTATTTGATCTTGAAATTCTAGAGAAACATCCTGAGGTTGTAAATTCATATTATATATACCATTAGTACCACCAAGTAAAAATAAAGTATTTGATAGCATATTAAGTGTTCTAATCTGTATTGGAAAAACCCATTTGTACCATGCAGATATTATTCTTTCATTGTTTCTAATAAAGTAAGAATAAACATATACATCATTATGATTGGCTCCATCAAGTAAAAACAACATATTATATCCTGGTGCTTCAACTACACTTGCAATAGTAGATGGAATATATATTGGAACATGAGATGATATGCTTTCTCCAGTTGATTTATCTGTATTTAGTGTTGCAGGAGAATAAGTTAATATATCAATATGACCATCTTTTTTGTTAAAGAATATAATCTCATTATCAACAACTACTGGACTCAGTGAGTTTTCACAAGAGTAACTAGATGATTGAGAAATTCTTGTAGTAGCAGGAGATAATATTTCTCCACCTGATAATACGAATTGACCATTGTCAGTCCACATAGTAACTGCACCTGCAGTTGCATTTACATTTCTAATTATAGATACAGTATTACTATCAATTGCTGCATCAATTGGATCTGAGTCTAAAATATCCATTGCAGTTGTTGCAAAGAAATTATAGTAAGCTCCAGTTTCAGACAATATTACATTTTCTTCAGAAGTAAAACCAAGTCTATTTTTAAAGAAAAACATATTTGAAATAGTTCCATTAATAAAACTAGGAATAGGAGAACTATCATCATCCCCAACTGTTCTGTCTTCCCAACTGTCATATTCAAAACCTTCATGACTTGCATTAATAATATTAAATCCAAAAGAAAAAGAACCATTAGATTGTCTTACCACTTTAGCAGGCATTGTATTTGGATCTATTTTGTATTCAATACCACTCTTAACTGCTTCTTTCCAAGCATCATCTATATACTTTAAATAGTAAGATGTAAAATCATCTCTATCTGTACCAGTAATTGAAATAACACCAACATCTGTTTCTGTAAATCCATCCATATCAGAAGGTAAGTCTGCAATTTTAGCAACTGAATCTCTCCACCCAACAGAAGCTTGATTACCCCATGAATCACCAGAAGCAAAAGTAAAGTTTGTTGATCTGCTAATTCTCATAACTGAAGAACTTGATTTTACAGTATATCCTGCTGCTTCAATTTTTGTTTTTAAATCTGATATAACTTCTAAAGTTGTAGTTTTATTTGTAGTAAATTTTGTTCCATTAAGAACCACTTCGTAATCATAACCTTCTTGATCTGCTCCAGATTTACCATTATCAAAACTTCTTTTAGCCCAGTAGAATGCAAATTTGTTTTTATCAGTATAAGTTGTAGTTAAATCACTTGTTATTGCAGTTACTTCTTTTTTGTTTAAGATCCAAGTAGTATCACCAACTGTTAAGAATTCAATATCCTTTTTCCAGTTTACATTTGACCAAGATGATGTAGGTAATGATCCAACTGCATTTACTACTTTTGGATTTCCCATTTCATCAAATACTCTTAATCCATTATCATCAAGTATCATTCCATACTTTTCTAAACCATCTCCTCTATCATAGGCATGAGTTATCATATTATCTTGATGATTTAATGCTGTTGTATTTACAAAGTTTAATGGGTTCCTTCTTCTTAAACCTTGTGCAACTGTTACTTGACAATTCTCCATAATCTCAACTTGATTATCAAACCTTGACTCTTCTGGTTGTTGTGAAACACCACCTGATAAGTTGTTTATATTGTGATTAATTAACATAGCATTATCTTGTTACTAAGCCAGTTACATGATCTGAGTCAAGTAAGTTGCCATCTATATTTCTTGCATCTTCTCTTAATGCTTCAATTCTTGATAATATTAATGCTTCTTGTCTAATTCTTACATCATCAGAAGAACCAATTACTTTGATGTATGCTTGTAATGCAGCACTTTGAACAATATAATCTGCAATTGTAAATGGAATATCATCAAATGATATATCTTCAATAACAATACAATTCTTTGGTTCATCAAAGATATAAGTTAAGTTTGCTTTATCAAATAATTTCCAATCTCTAACTATTAAATCTGCTTCTGTGGCTCCACCATCTACTGATAAAAAAGTATTTGGTATAGGAATATATCCTTCTGTGTTTGGATAAAGATCAATATCTAAAGTATTAAAGAACCAACCTTGTACTAAGATCTTCTTTCTAGCTAATCTTAATTCAGCTTGGCAAATTATAGCTGTTTGAATATCATCAATTACATCAGAGTCAGTTAATGGAAGTTCATTTAAAGATAACAATATTTCGTTTACGGCTTCTCTTTCTGTCATAATTTTTCCTTTATATTTAAAAAAAAAGGGAGCATCCAATAAGGACACTCCCTTTCAAAATGCTATTACTTTTATCTACTATGAAGCAGTAGTGATAGCTACAAGAGATGCAGGATTAAGTACACCCATTCCACAAGCATATTCTACATCAGTGTAGTATGCTTTCTCTTTTTTCTCTTCCCATTCAGTTGTGTTAAGACCGATTAACTCAGTAATACCAACAACATCTTCAGTTAATAGCCAACCTTTTAATACTTTACCATTTAAAGCTTTACCAGTAGCTTGAGAAGCTAATCCAGTTGATTTAATATGATTAGAAGTTAAGATTGCAATATCATTAATTTTAAAGATGTTACCATCCATGATAGAACCATTGTTCCCTCTATTGTAATCAGAGTTTACACCTTTTTTAGATTGAACCATAGACTCATAAACTTCTTCAGAAGTAACAAAGTATCTAGCTTTTCCAACTTGATCTTTCTCATTTAAGATACCACCTGCTCTAAATAAAGCAGAAACATAAATATCTCCAATAGACTCAGGAGTTGTTAAACCAGTTAAATCAACATTAACTACACCTGCAGTATCTTGTACAACTTTACCAGATCCATCTTCAGCTAATAATTGTGCTTCTAACATAGCTGCATCTAATTGACCTAAAGCTAATTTATCAACTTTAATTGCCATTGAAGTAGCATTTTGATCAACTGCTGCTGATACCATATCAAAGTTTGCTGCTTTTCTTTCCCAGTTATCAATCTTTTTTCTTGAAGTTAAAGTTCTAGTTACAACAATATCTCTCTTGTTGATAGATAATTGTGATTCAGTTGGTGTTGCACCTAATGCAAATGAATTAACATCAGTATCAATACCGCTTCCCATAACATTAAATCTGTGTGAAAAACCACTTGTGATTGTTTGAGTTGTACATAACTCTTTAAATACATTCTTTGTTTCGAATGCTGCAATTGTTTTAGCGTAAATCTGTAATGCTAAACCCGTTTTTGTGCTTACTGTTGCCATAAAATATTCCTTGATTTTATTATCATTGTTAATGTCCTAAATAGACACATCAGTTCTGAAATTGTTTGTTTTGATTTTTGTATTTATAGGGTATCTTATTTTTTTCTTGCCTTTGGAGCAAGACAAATAAGGTCTAGCAATAACTATGGTAGAAATGTTACCACAATTATTTACTAGTTGTCAAGTCTATTTAGAGATTGAAGAGTTTGCGAATTTATTATCTACTGCTGCAGTGTACTTTTTATCAGAACCATATCTTCTATCAGATACATCTAAAATGTATTCAGATTGGTTCCTATAAGAAGAGCTATTAGCATTTTGAGATCCAGTTAATCTAACAGTAGTATCAGTATTTGCACCAACTGCTTTTTCATATCTAGCTTTAATTCCTTCTAATGCTCCAAGCATTGCATCATAAGGTAATTCTCCAATTGCATCTAATTCTGCAGGAGCTATATTACCTGCTTCAGCCCATTCTTTCATCGTGTTAAAATTATCTATTCCACCAGAAATATCTAGTACTTTATTAGTAAATTCTACTTGTTCTTTTTGAAGATTGTCTGCAAACTTATCAATGATATTATCAGGAATACCTGCTGCATTCATCTTATCATAAGTTTCATCACTAATTTCAGAATTTTCTCTATATTCTCTTTCTAAATCTTCCCATAGAGAACCGACTTCTTCTGGTCTAGCCTCTTCTTCCCTTTCTTCTTCCCTTTCTTCTTTTCCATGTTTTCTTGACTTATCAGGAGAACTAAAG